GTGGGTTACGAATACACGAAAATTTCGCTGTTCTCCCCCATCGGGTACACCTGATGGTTGTACAACAATACATTGTTGTAACAACGATGAATGACAACGTTGTTATTGTATACAATAATGTACTGTTCTGCCGTGTTGTGCATACAGTGTGCCATAAATGATATCAATTATTATTTTCTGAGGGGTACAAATGTTAACAATTTGTTCATAGAATTAACACATTTGAAGAGTATACTATAGACAATGAGAGAGGGAACAGCAGAGAGCGAAAAGCTTGAAGCGCCTAATTCATCTGGACGCACGGCCAGTTGAACCGTGCGGGACAACCTAGTGAGCCAAGAGCAAAGGGCAACGCAAGATATGAATATGCGAGAGAGGAGAATTTTTAGGAATTTCTTTAGGCAACAGCGCCCAATAGTATGCTGGAAAATTGGGTACAAATGGTCGTTGTAACGCGGGGAAATTCACGAAATATTGTCATTGAAGAGGTGCTATATTATGATGCTAAAGGAATTTTTAGACAAGCCTGGTTTTAGTTTTGCTCGCCGTCTGTCTGTTACTACTGACTATTACACGTTTACAAGTGAAGTTAAGGCGTTGCGTGCTTTTTATGGACATTATACCGTTGTTGAATTTCATGTTCCGGCAGGAAGTACGATGATTGATTCTATTGTTATCGCTAAGTGAGGTGTTTATTATGACTGAGAAAAAATCTATCCGTATTTCCTACTATGTAATAGCGAACAACCCACGTTTGGCCGCTGGTCAGTTTAAATACTATATTACCGCTGTTTGGGGCGATGAAATTCGATTTACTGACGATGGATGGTTTATGCTGTATGCTAATGGTAAATGCGTGCTCTCTGATTATGTCTCGTACTTGCACGGTCAAAAAGCTGTTGTAGCTGATTATGAATATGAGTTTGTAAAAGATATTCGGTAATTCTTAGGACGCCACGCCATACTAAGGTATGACGTGCAATCGTGGGAACTACTCACGCAAGACAAATCTAATGTATTGAAGAGGTACAAATTATGACTACTAATTCTTATCATCTCTGTTCTATGCCGTCTGCACAGTGTCATGTTGAGTTTATCACTGATTATGGTTGTCTTAAAGAAGTGCGGCTGGTGTCGTATTCTACCACTATCCTGTCTGTGAAGTATCACGACACTGACGCTGATGTTGAAGTGATGTACCCTGTTGATTGTAGTCACACTACGGCCCGCCACGTCAATCGGTTTACTCAAGAGTTGTTGGGCACAAATGAGTACCATGCACTTAAAAAATTGGGTGAGGGTTGCACAATGAGATTTGAGGGTATGGCTGTGTGCATTAGCAACTTGCACACTGAGTATATGAACTATGGCAAGAGGTGGTAACTATGAAAATGAAAAAGTGTTATTCGGTACTAAAGGCCCGTGCTGAGCACTGGTTTAGTGACTGTTCTAATCGTCAGCAGTGGGCTGAACACGTTACGGCAGTTCGGAAGTCTGGCGAATACCATGATATTAACGTCTGGTTGGCGTGGGATATGGCCCGTATGTTCACCACTGCTGAGGAACGTTGTGGTTGGATTGATGATTGTAATGCCAATGATAAAGCCTTTACTACTCTTGCAAAGAAAGTTGGCATGGATGTGGGGTATTTTTAACATGAAAAATAAAGAATGGTATCGCATTGTATTATTTTATTACAGTAGCAAGAACCCGATAGCAGTTATTGAACGGCTTTATAGTTCATACGGTAGAGCGTGTGCCGCCGCTTGTAAGTATGCACAGCATTATGATTGCAATTATCTTTTGAAGCAATTAACATTTAATGATATGCGTAAATTTGAGCTGTAATTCCTAGGCCGGTATCCTGTACCGCTGTACAGGGTACTAACGTGGGAATTACCACGAGAAAGTGAGGTCATGAGAAATGACTGCATATCAGTTGGGCTGTGTATTGCCCATTGTCTTGATGTTCTTTGCTGGTGGTTTGGTGTATACCTATGGCGCTTGGAAAGGGTGGTGGATGCTGTGATTAGGCTCTATCTCAAGGCATACAAACCTGTAGAGTTAGTTCAGCTCTACAACGCTTTGTCCCTTGCCCGGTCTGTCGTTAAGTCCAACACTCCTACCAATGTTTCTAAGGACTTGGACGAAATTCTTGTGTACCTTTCTGGCTATATGGATGCAAAGGGGGAATCTGCAAAATGAGTGCACGTCTGAACGCAAGTCAGTTGGCCCACCGCCTGTACAAGTACCTGTTACAGCGGTATTCCCGTGGACAGCTCATGCACACGTTTTATTGCATGGATACCCGTGTATTTGATGACCCCGATGTGGTGTTGTTCCCGGATTTGCAGAACAGGTTTCATGCGCCTACTGAGGCAACCAAGTATTTGCTTGAAGAGGGCTTGCCCATCTGGTTAGTACATGAGGGCAATAACTTCCCGATGGAAGTCCTCACCTATCGCAAAGCTGAGTTGTTGTTTGATTTGTAATTCCTAGGCCGGTATCCTACAGTACGCTGTAGGGTACTAACGTGGGAACTACCACGAGAAAGGAGATGTTGAAAACCATGTGGAAACTGTGGAAAGTCTCGCCCTAGTTGCGGAGTATGGGATTGTTAAATTTTTGACAATACGTTTGGATTTGGTTAAAGTCCCATAAATCGTATGTATAAAAAGTCCATCCCAATTGCAACAATTGTCTATCGTATTCTGTACTGCTATATGGTACAATAAGTGTGGGGAGATACATCCCCAGTCAATCACTTCAACATTATATTCAAAAAAGGAGACAACTATTATGCGTAAGTATGCTATCACTCGCCGTTCTGTCGTCACCACTGTCAGCGTCAAGGCCGTGAATACCAACACTTTCGAGGTCGTTGATATGACTGCCACTCTGGACGGCACTTTCACTGACCCTGCCGCCTGTCTCAAGGCTGTTACCAAGGTTTGGGAGAATGACGAGTTCAAGCCTGTCGCCGTTACTGGTATGGCCTGCAAGGTCAAGACCTACGGCATGACTGCCGCCCAGTGGTTCAACAACGCTGACGTTATCAAGGAAACCGACGTCACTGCTGAGGAAGCGGCAAGCTTTGGTAAGCGCCAGAAGAAGTCCGCTGACGAGCAGTAAGCCCTTTACCTGCCAAACATTCATAAACAATAAAGGAGTAACATCATGAATATCATTGCAAAGTCCGCTTCTGTCCAGTCCTCTTTCGACCTCTACAACCTCACCAAGGCACCGAACCGGCACAAGCTGGTTGAAATCAAGGGCCAGACCGTCACGCTCAAGTCGTGGGCACTGTACGAGGAAGAGAACAACAAGGGTGAGATGGCCAAGATTCTGTCTATCACTACGGACGGCGGCGAGGGCTACGCCACTAACTCTGCAACCTTTATCCGGGATTTCGAGTCCGCTGTGGATATGTTCAAGGAGTTCGGTGACGAGTTCCACCAGATTCAGGTTGTGCCTGGTACGTCCAAGAACGGTCGTGAGTACATTTCCTGCCTTGTCATCGCATAAGGTACGCATTTAATATCGAAGAAAGGAAAAGTTCTTCGGAATCATACACAATTACCCGGCTGGTGGCCATTCACTGGCCGGGTTTTTGTAAAGAAAGGAACAGTATGAAAGGCATTGAGATTAAGGATATTAGGCCAACATCTAATCTTGTTAAGATTGGCAGTCTTCCGATTGAACAGGTGTTCCAGTTTAAGGATGGCGGCTATGGCATGATAGTAGACCATGATAGACCCCGTACTATTACTGCTATTTATACATTTAGTGCCCACTGCCTTGACTGGCTGTTTGATGGACTAGAAGTAATTCCTGTGACAGCTACTCTTACAATTGAGTCTGGGGGTGTGAATCCTTGAACCACAAACAACAAGTTGCGGCAATGCACGCTCGAGAACTTCGTATTGCTAAGGACGACTTGCTGGTACAGATTAACAGCTATATCAATAAAGTCAGTTCAGAGGGCGGACGTACTGAAATAACGCCTCAGTTATCACGTCTCGTTAATCTGGATAAGTACAGGGCCAGAGATGTAGCTAAGATTCAACAGTTGGTAAGTAACCCCGATAAACTACAGGAGTATATTTACGCTGAGAATGCGGCAGGCTACCCGATTAGTGGTGAGAAAGCTATTGAGCGATACGTCAAGGCCGTAGAAAGTGGATTTGTTCGTCCTGCTAAAGAAGAAGAAATTATGGTTGATAATGTTGCAGAAACAATGCGTGCAACATTTGTTGATGAATCGGCCTTGAATGAGTTTCAAGATTTTCTTAGGCGTGTAATGTCAGACCCATCTGGAAGTATTGATGAAAATTGGTGGCGCATTGCGCACCCCGATTGGTACACAGTTGGCTATCGTGGTAGTCATGACTACGCTAAAGCTGAAATGCTTAAAGAAAATGCGTCAAACGTGTTTGAAATGCAAGATGCTTTACGTACTCTTATTGAGCGAGACGGCATTCAAAAGGCAGCACAACGTATTAAAGATAACTATGAAGCGTTGCAAGAGCAGTCTATTAAAGCTAGTATTGGCTATAAGTTTAATGCCGCCGATGGCCTGCAACAGGTTTTGCGCATACTATTACCAGAAGATAGACAACCCGGCAATATTAGGCATCGTATTGCAGATATGCAAGAAGTATACGAGGGCCAATTCGATTATGAGGAATGATGACAAATGTCACGCTCTGACAAGTGGCGCACCTTTAGTGCGGACTTTGAAACAACAGTAGAAGAGAATACGAAACAGCAAACTTCCACTGAGGTTTGGAGTGCCGCAAGCGTTGAGCTATGGACAGAGGATGTCATGGTGTTCCATTCCATTGGTGAGTTGTTCGACTATTACGTTTCCCTAAACGAGAACATTGTTGTTTACTTCCACAACTTAAAATTTGATGGTAACTTCTGGCTATACTATCTGATGTATGACTTAGACTACAAACAGGCATTTGATTACAACGAAGACGGCGAAACAGGCCATTTCCGTAAAAATTGGGAGATGCAAGACAAGTCTTATAAGTATGTTATTTCTGATATGGGGCAATGGTATTCATTCACAATCAAAGTGAATGGACACTATATAGAGTTGAAAGACTCTCTGAAATTACTGCCATTCTCGCTAAAGCAAATTGGCTTGAGTTTCAAGACAAAGCACCAAAAGTTAGAGATGGAGTACAAGGGCAAGCGATATGCTGGTTGTCATATATCACAGGAAGAACTAAAATATATTGCGAATGACGTTCTAGTTATCAAAGAAGCGCTTGAATTTATGTTTAATGAGGGCCATAGGAAGCTAACAATTGGTTCTTGTTGCCTTGATGAATTTCGTAAAGGAAAGACTGTCGGTGATGATTATAACACGCTGTTCCCAGACTTGTACCAAATTCCTCTTGATGCAGAAGTGTTTGGCAGTGCTACAGCAGGTGACTGGATACATAAATCGTACAAAGGCGGTTGGTGTTATCTGGTTAAAGGAAAAGAGTGTAAAGAATACAATCACGGTGTAACGGCTGATGTTAATAGCCTGTATCCATCTGTTATGCACTCTGATTCTGGCTCAGATTATCCTATTGGTAAACCTAAATTTGTGCATCTTGAAGCGCCTGTCGGTGGTATGTATGATGCTTTCGCTTGTCCCGCAAAGTATGACCCGTTCTGGTTTCAGCCAGAGCCAAAGCCCAAGAAATTGTGGGAATATGGTACTTTCTATTTCTTTAGAATCAAAACAAGGTTCTATTTGAAACCGGGAAAATTGCCGTTTGTGCAGATAAAGGGTTCATGGCTGTATAAGGGTACAGAAGCTCTGGAAAGTTCAGACGTTATCGGCAAAGATGGTGTACCACATTCTGAATACTATGACATTGACGGAAACTTACACGATACTCGTGTAGAACTTACATTAACGCAAACAGACTTCATCTTATTACGAGAACATTATAATCTAGTTGATTATGAGATGCTTGATTACTGTTCGTTTGATTCAACTATAGGACTATTTGACGAATACATTAACAAATATGCGGCCATTAAGAAGACAAGCAAAGGAGCAATGCGTCAGTTAGCTAAATTGTTCTTGAATAACTTGTACGGTAAAATGGCATCATCCATGAACAGCTCATTCAAAGTCGCTTTCAAGAAAGATGACGGAAGCGTAGGCTTTTACGAGGTAGAAGAAAATGAAAAGAAACCCGGATACATTCCAGTTGGTTCAGCAATCACTAGTTATGCCCGCAACTTTACCATTCGTGCGGCTCAACAAAATTATTACGGAAAAGACAAACCCGGTTTCATCTACGCAGACACAGATAGTATTCATTGTGACCTGTCGCCTAGTCAGCTGAAAGGCATAACGGTACATCCATCCAATTTCTGTTGCTGGAAGTTGGAGTCAAGTTGGGACAAGGGCTGGTTTGTACGGCAGAAAACGTACATTGAGCACGTTGTGGCCGAGGATTTGGAACCAATTGATAACCCTTATTTCAATATTAAATGTGCTGGTATGCCAAAGAAATGCAAAGACTTATTCGCAGAGTCCTTTAATGACAAGGTTGCAGAGGACATAGAAAATGGCATTGACCCACGTAACGAAGAACAAAAATTGTGCGATTCAAATTTAACGCCAGAAGAAATACATTTCTTGAGTAAAACAAGGACATTCAAGGATTTCAAAACAGGGCTGACAGTTCCCGGCAAACTATTGCCTAGAAGAATTAAAGGCGGTGTGTTGCTGGTTGATACTGACTTTACTATGAGGTGATACAATGTCTGTCGAAGAACTTTATGATTTATGTGGTAATTGGTTGCCTAATACAACTGTTTCAGTTTTTTCTAGGTCTACTAGAGCTATTACGACGTTTACTTATTATCGTGAGGTAATTAAGTTATATGGAGATAAGTTAGTGGATAATTTTTGCTGGTTTCCGAGTGAAAAATTATTTGCTATCAATATAAGGTGATATTATGACAGTCAAAGATTTATGGGATATGTGGGGAGAACTTCACGAGAAAACGATTGTTGATATTTATACAAGCGGCGGTGACTTACTAGAAGTCAATCAGCTGTTCTATAAAGTTTTCCCGAAGTATGAAAAATATAAGGTGTACACGTTTGGCTGTGCCTTATATAATCAGTTTCACAAAATTATTACAGTGGAGGTGTAATTATGGATAAGCGAAACACTATTCCTCGCATTTGCAATACGTCTGCTGATGAAAGACTTGGCGGTTGTCCTTGTACTGATTGTGTCTACAATCTTAACCACTATGACCCGCACCCCAGTGATTGGTTGATTACTCAAAAGTTTTATTTGGATAAACAGGGCAAATGTTTACAAAGTAAAGGAGGCGTAGAAAATGGGTAACGGCGTGTTACCAGACGCAAAAGGCGTGGCTCGTTGCAAAATCGCAAAAGAGCATTTGCTGATTCAAATGCCGGGAGAAACATTCAAGCGAGCAGTTATTTCAAAAGAATCCTTGTTGTACGTTGCCTATTCATTGAACAGACAATATGTGCAGTTGCCCGGTATTCACGATAGTCCTGTCAGAGTCATTGACCTCCCAAACGATATGTTAAGGTCTAAGGTTTTAATGTACAAGATTGAGACTTACAAGACATTCACAGCTATCGTTGCGGGTGCTGGCTTTACTATTTGGGGAGTCAAGGAGAACAAGAAATGATTCTTGGATTATACATTCTAATAGTCTCTGCTATGCTGGCGTTGTACAGCATGATTACAGGTAACTTTGATAAATCGTTGAGCATGGTCATTATCGCATTATCCGTACTTGGACTTTTACTTATCTGTTTTGAAGCTATAAGCACTTTTTGAGGTGATAATAGGGTAGAACTTTGGATGGTTGTATTTCACCAAGACGAGACGATTAAAGTTGAGGATGAGGGTACATGGTGTTTAGCTCCTGTAACAGGTGTTTACAGAAAATTTTCACAGCGAACAGAAGTTGAACCTGTCGAAGCGGCTTTAATGGTGAGGGAATAAGAATGTATTTTGGTTTAGCAAGTGCATCAAAAGTCGAAGCTATACAGCATTGCAAATAATGATGAAATAAAAAACAAACCCCTCAACTCGAACCTAACGGAACGGGAAGAGGGGTTTTCTATATCCTTACATCAAGCTAGTACAAAGCGCATTGCAGATACGAAACTACATACAGGACGATTCATCACCGTTGCAAACCCTGCTGTATCAGTGCACTATGCAAGATGGGATAAGCTCAATAAGACAGGGCTTTAAGAATTGCTTCTTTGCACATCAAGTTTTTAAACCTAAATGCACCCCTGTCGAAATAATAACGCATCTGGTCAATAAACATCTTGTACGCATTGAGCATAACGTAATTAACCCGATGGTCTTCTGTAGTGACAGCCAACTTAAACTTGTACGTTGCGTCTGGCTTATCATCACAATATATGACTCCTGAATCTGCAAACTCTCGTAAACCATACTCTTTGCCAAGATAGCGCAGAGTGCCGAGATATCGAGAAGCGCCTGTTGGTTTCTCGATGAACGCAGAGCTGTCATTAAGATAAACAGCTTGCGTCAGATAGGTGTCATAAGTGTCCCCAGAAAATGCACTGTTAAATGCACTCTCAGCCTGCGCCTTTGACGCCGCTTCTACATAGCCTTGCTCAAGAACCCATCCATTGCCACGAAGAAAGTTCACGTTGTCATTCAGACGAGAACTAATATTCATAGCAACATAGTATGGGTTCAAAAGCGTAACAGGGTTTGACAGCATATAGACAGGAACATAACGACTTTGTGCGCCTTGTCCACGAGCAACAGATGTGTGGATAGAGCGGAACTTCTTGACTTCATCTGCACAGTAGTGGTTTGTTTCGCTCTGAAATTCGTCCATAACCATGCGCACTGTGTCTGAGAAGAAGTGAGAATATTTCTTTATTTGGTCTGCGCTGTTGATACTGACAGCATATCCACAAGGGACTCCATCAAAGAATAGCTCATGAAATATGCCAGCGGCTTTGCGCTGTGAAGTCATTGTATGGCCCTTGTAGAACAGGCCGCCGATATCTTTGAAGAATTTATCAGCGCAGTCGTCCAGCTCATAGTTGAACCGAAACAACAGCATGAATTTCTCCTTGGAGTTGATGAAACGTTTGATGCAGTAGCGGTTGAACCATGTAGTCTTACCGCCGCTTCTGTTTGTGGTACACATATAAATTTCAGGCTTATTTCCGTTGACGTCCATAAGTGACAACAGCCTTGTACCGTCATAATAGTCACCCATTGTGATAGCTCCATTTCTGAGAACGATTCCTAGTTCTCGAATTGTTCCACATGGAACATTTATTTTTCTCTCTAAAAATATTATATCATACCCACTTCACAAAATCAACGGTTTATGGTATAATAATTATAGAAAACAGGACGGAGAGGGGGTGATTTCATGAATACCGTCTATTCTGTCCCCATTGAAGTTAAGCTTTCTGTCGCATTTATGATGGTCGATGTTTTTACAGGCATTTTGAAAGCCGTCAAAAACAAGGAGCTTAGCAGTACCCGTGCAAGGGAGGGCATTTACAAGAAAGCGTCTTTCATTTTGTTCATCGCTTTTGGTTATCTTGCTGACTATGCTATGGAATATGTTGACCTTGGATTTAACTTCCCTGCCGCCGCAACTATCTGCACGCTTATCATTCTGACCGAAGCTATTTCTGTACTGGAAAACCTTGGTCAGATTAACCCCGATTTGGTGAAGTTGGTTGCACCGTTCCTGTCAGCATTAAACAGTAAGAAAGAAGAGGGTGAACGCAATGATTGATGTTGATATCGTTTTGTACTCCAATGGCGGTGCAGATGCAAATGCCATTACTGAGTCTGGCGATAGCATCTACTTTGGCTATGCAAAGAATGCTAACATTTATCGTCTTCGTGTTCATCCTACTGGAATTTGGGTAGGGCTTGCCATTAGAGCGTTTTATCACCCTAATGGCGATAAGCCGCCCGCACAACTTTCTGTTGACAACTACATTCCTGTTCCGTCTCTTATCACGGCAAATCCCGGTGACGGTCTTATCGTCTTTGAGGGCACTAATGGGACACAAGTTGTTACCAGCGCCAATGTGAAATATCATGTGTCTGAAAATGCTGGCATCGAAGACGGTGACACGCCTAACCCCGGCACTCCTGCATGGGTACAGCTTATCGAGACTGTTGGTGCAGAAGCTAAGTCTGCAAAAGACTCTGCTGACAGGGCACAAGCCGCACTTGATGAATTGCTCAAGGGCATTCGTGATGGCAAGTTCGAGGGCAGTGAGGGGCCGCAAGGCCCAGCTGGCCCTCAAGGCCCGGTAGGCCCACAAGGCCCTAAAGGTGATAAAGGCGAACCCGGTGAAAACGGCAAAATGGGGCCGCAAGGCCCACGTGGTTTTCAAGGGCCACAGGGTGTCCCCGGTATCCAAGGCCCACGTGGTGATAAGGGTGATATTGGAGACGTAGGCCCGCAAGGCCCTAAAGGTGAACCCGGTGCTGATGGTGCTACTGGCCCTAAAGGCGATACAGGCCCAGAGGGCCCGCAAGGCCCTAAAGGTGCTACTGGCCCAGAGGGCCCGCAAGGCCCTAAAGGTGCTACTGGCCCAGAGGGCCCGCAAGGCCCTAAAGGTGAACCCGGTGCTGATGGTGCTACTGGCCCTAAAGGCGATACAGGCCCAGAGGGCCCGCAAGGCCCTAAAGGTGCTACTGGCCCAGAGGGCCCGCAAGGCCCTAAAGGTGATACTGGCCCGATAGGGCCGCAAGGTGTTCTAGGGTTCCTGCAACAGCCAAGCTCAACAGACTGGAATCATCTTACGAATCCCGGAATCTATGAGTTATCAACTAGTAATACTACTCATTATCCCGGCACAGAAACAGATAAATGGATTCTGTTGGTGCTTACAGTTGGCCAAATTTGGATTACTCAACTAGCCTTTCCTATTCAAGTTACTTCCAATTTCCATTATCAGCGTGAAAGTTCTACAGGCGACCAGTTTACTTGGGGAGCTTGGAGTAAGGTAACGTGAGGTAATTGTTATGATTTCTTCCCAGTATTACGTCTTTGACGAAACATTGAACCCCACTGAAAAGATTTCCACCCACTTCGGAGTGTGGGAGTTCAAATGCAAAGACAACTCTCGTGTCATTGTGCTTGATAAAGCACTTGTTGAACTGCTCGAAATTATCCGCTTACACTACAACAAACCTTTGCACATCAACTCTGGCTATCGCACAGTACAATACAACGCATCACTCAAAAACTCTAGTCCAAAGTCTCAGCACATTTTAGGTAAAGCCGCTGACATTTGGCTTAACGATGTTTCGCCTAAACAGCTGTACTCTTGGCTGGACTCTTCTTACCATAATTCACTTGGCATCGGCATTTACGACACCTTTGTTCATGTGGATGTAAGAGAGGGTAAGTCCAGATGGGACTATAGAACGAAGAAATAAACAGAAAGGGGAAAGCAAATATGGAGCTTGCTGACTTCAACGCTAAAACGCAAGAAATCATTTCGAAACTGGGCGACAACGCTGACCAAGGCGCTGTGACGAATCTTCTCGCAGAGCTTACTACTGGTTTCAGTGAAGAAGTTGCGGCTAAAAATACTGCAAACAAAAACATTGAGACTCTTACTGCACAGAACGCAAAATTGAAAGAGGACAACATGAGCCTGTTTCTTCGTGTAACTGTGCCGGAAGAACAGCTTAAAACCCCTGTTCGCCCGGAAGAAGACAAAGACCCTATCAACAAGCTGTTCACCAATGGGCGGCTTAACCTCAAAGGATAATTTAGAAAGGACAGTGATTATTTATGGCAACTGCTGTTGATGTTGTGAATGCTGTTATCAATACCAGCTCCACGCTCAAAGACAACATTCCTCTCGCTACCGCCGCAACCTTGCAGGCTACGGGTGGCGCTATCATGAGTTTCACCCCGTTTATGAATGAGTTCATCAATGGTCTGGTGAACCGCATTCTGTTTCAGGAGATGCACAGCGCTACCTATGAGAACCCGCTTCGGATTTTCAAGGGCGTTGACATTCCCTTTGGCACCGATGTGCAGGACTCCATTGCGAACCCTGCCATTGCGACTCCTTATGACTCCTCTGCTATGAGTGACGTGCTCAGTGTGGGCAACCCCGATGTGAAGACCGTGTACTACCGCCGGAACCGGCAGGACAAGTACAAGGTGACTATCTTCGATGCACAGCTGGCTGGTGCGTTCACCAATGCTGATACGTTCAACAACTTCATTTCGATGATTCTCAACACTCTGACCAGTGGTGATAACATCGACGAGTTCAAGCTGATGAAAGGCCTTGTGGGGCAGGCTATCAACGATGGCAATGTCAACAAGACCAGCATTCCTATGGGCGCTGACCATGAGACTTTTGCTAAGACTCTTATCACAGACGCAAAGGCCAAATATCTTCAGTTCCAGTTCCCCAGCTCTGCTTACAACTGCTACCAGAAGATGGCTACTGCGGCGGGTGTTGCCAATGCTACCCCGCTGACCACTTGGACTACTCCCGACCGTATCAGTGTTCTCATTCGTGCCGATGTTGCGGCATACACTGATGTTGAGGTTCTGGCAAAGGCGTTCAACATGAACAAGACCGAATTCATGGGCCGTCAGGTTATCGTTGACTCCTTTGGCGACACTGGTGACGCTTTGAAGACTCTGGCCGTTGTTGCTGACAACACTTTCCTGCGTACCCACGACAACCGCTTCCAGATGGCCGAAACTCCTTACAATGCGGCAACTCTGAGCCGCACCTACTTCCTGCACCATTGGGAAACCATGGCTTGCAGTCCCTTTGCTAACGCATGGGCTTTTGTCGAGGAGTAATAAACTAACTGCTCCATATTTTTCTCTTCTTACGGTAACAGTTTGCACTATAGCCAACTGTGAGGGTGGGACAGGGGCAAGGGGGAAAAAAATGTTTACACCAACTACAAATTTACGGCTACTGAGCACGCCGCTTGAAAGCGATTATAGGAACACCCTCTGGTTTCCGAATCGTGAAGCTCAGACGAACTACTTCTTGGGCAAAACCGTGAAGACGTTCACCAACTTCAACTACATCAAGAAGAATAACACAATCGTAGTAGAGGGCGAAGTTGACCTGTTCTACAATTGTAACTATATCATGTACCAGAACGCTAACTTCACCAACAAATGGTTCTACGCTTTCATTGACAGAATTGAATGGGCCAGCAATAACAGCGTTCGCTTGTTCGTATCTACCGACTGCATCCAGACTTGGTTCTTTGACATTACTTATTTCCAGAGCTATGTTGACCGGTGTCATTCGGACACCGATGTGGCTGGAGATAATATTGTGCCAGAGGATTTCAGCGTTGGCAACCAGATGGGATATTATCAAGTCGGCTCTGTTGATATGACTCCAAATGGCATTTATGTGTTCGCTACTGCTGACCCGTCAGGTACACCAAATAATGGTACTATGGAAAGCGGTATTTTCAGCGGCGCTGGTAAGATGATTGGGCTGAATATATCTCAAATCGACACCCTTAAAGGTCATCTGAATACTTATGTAACTAACGGAACAGCAACGGCTGTTTCACGCATTCAGCAAGTGCCATTAAATCCGCCTAAATCTATTTCTTATGCAAAACATCCCGCACATCTTGATTGCATCGGAAAAAATGGCATTACTTCCTATATTCCTAAAAACAATAAACTACTTTCTGGCGCTTTAACTACTGCCTATGTACAGATGTATGGACAAGAGTTAGCTTTTAATCCAGAGGGAATTAACGGCTCTGACATTAAGCTTAAAATTGGCGTTGACGTTACTACAGGCACGGTTGGTGTTATTGTTGACAACTACGGTAATACTAACATCACAGCACTCACTTTAACAGCTGTAATTCCAGAAAGCACTTGGGCTTACAACCAATACAAAAACGATTATAACTTGCACGCTGGAAGTAACGCTATTTACAATCGTCGAGTTGGTGTTCAACGAGCAACAGCTAGAAATACTGCCGCTCTTAAAACAGCTATTGCTGGTATTGAAGCGGCTGGAACAACCGCAAATCAGTTCAGCACATACAATTTAGCTAGAATCGCTTTAGGTGGCGTTGGTGGTGCTCTTGGCGGCGCATTAAATAGTGCGGCTAAAATTGCTGAAAGCGGAATGACTACCTATGAAGCATATCAAAACCAAAAAATCTGGGACTATGGTGTTGATGAAATTTCACAAGACCTTACAGCAATCACAGAATCTATGACTGCCCCAGATGTTGGCGGTGTGGCTAGTAGCAATATTTATATTGCAACAGATGAAACTGCACTCTCGTATGGCTTCAAAGTTCCACCTCTTGATATGATAAAAAGGTTCGATAAATACTTAACTGTATATGGCTACAAACAAAGTGAATACAGAACTATTAACATTCACGCTCGTTCTAGCTGGACATTTATCAGAACTATGGGCCTTAATGCTGAGGGCAATTTCCCGGATGAAGACATGAAAGTCATCAAACGTGTATTCAATAATGGTGTCTTCTTTTGGGCCTATACTGCCACTTACGGCAACTTTGACCAAAACAACGCTATTGTATAAAGGGGTGATGATATGGCAAACTCAGCAGAAGAAGCGCTTGCTGAACTTAAACAAGCGTGCACATCTAACAATGCTGTATACGCCACTCTGAAAGTACAATACACTGGTTCTTGGCGAGATGATATCAACCAGATTTCTACAATGGTTGGTGTTCCTGTTGAAACGCTTCTTGCTTTGAACCCTTGGCTTACACAGAACAACTTCGTTGCAAATGACCACGACTACATTACTATTAAATTAACTGCTGGTTCTCCGGGAATTGGCGGCGGCTCTAACAACCAAAATCAAGTTGCTGGTTTCTACAGTACGTCAGCATGGTTTCATCCGTTAGGTGTTGGAACATGGTACTGTACAACCGAATTTAGCTCTACACACACTGGCATTGACTTAACAACAGGCACTCCGGGGCAAATTAAAGGGACTCCAATTTACGCTGTAAAAGCTGGTACTGTCGTACAAAGCTATTTATCTGATAGCTGGGGATACACCGTTCTAATTCGCCACGATGATACTGTTGATTCTGCTGGTAATTGCTACTACACCCGCTATGCTCACATGGAAAGTGCTGGGCCGTCTGTTGGAACTAAGGTTTCACAGGGCGACCAAGTAGGAACTGTAGGCAATACAGGACGGTCTACTGGCTATCACTTACATTTTCAAATTTATTGGACTTCTGCAACTCGCACTGACTATACTGCTTTTAACGGTCATGCTGATTTTGGTGTAAATCCAAACAATATCAAAGACTTCCCCGGCATTCCTTACCACACTAACGCCTACTCATCTGTACAAGTTCAAAAATCTAGCTATGTTACTGACAAAGACGTTGAAATTCTAAAGGGGGCCGCCGCTGGTGATGGCAGTGTAACTCAAAGTCAATTTGATGAAACTGTCAACGGTATTGCTGACCGCATTATTGCAGGAAAAAACATTGACAAGAACAGTGACCTTGGCAATATCATTCGGGAATACATCAAAGCACAGTTCGATGGTATCAAAGGCGCTGGCATTCAAGCGGTACATGACCTTGTAAACGGCGCAAGCTTTGAAGCAACACTCGATAAATTCTGCCAGACAGTTGTTGACAATACCATTTACTTTGTAGAAAACAAAATAAATGCACTTGTACAATACGCAATTGACAAAGGCAGAGAACACGCACAAGCCGAAGTCGAAAGCGCTAAAAAACAACTAAAAAACTGGATTTGGAACACGACTAAAATTGACGAAAAAGGTGAGCTTGCTCAATCTGTTGGCGCTTACTTAGACTCTTACATTGACTATGTTGTTGACAACGGCTGGGCCGCTGTTCGTACTGCTATTACTACAGGCGATATCAAGGGAGCCGCTCAAAACTTTGTAACTTTAGTTACACGCCAAGGCATTGACTATGTGTGTGAACTTGGCGCACACGCCGCCGCAAATGCTGTTACTAGCTACATCGGCTCACACTTTCAAGCAAGTGACAACTCACAGATAGTTGCTGACCTTGCAATAGGTATCATCAACATGACTTCACAGTCTGTTGGCCTGCTGTTAAAAGGTGATATTAGTATTGAGCAAGCGGCGAAAAATATTCTTCTCCAAGCTGTCACATCTATTACATCATTTGTAGTTGAAAAATACATCGTGCCTGTTGTTCAGAAATGGACAATAAACGCTGTAACAAATATCATAGCCAGTATTGCAGGAGAACAAGTAGCCGCAACTATAATGGGCACGTTAGCTGGGCCTCTCGGTTATGTGGCTGGACTTGGTATTGCATGGCTTGCAAAAAAAGCTTGGAACTGGTTATTCGGATAAGAGGTGAACCACAATGTACAATTATGATAACGAATTATCTGATAAACGTGCCGCTCACGCCGCTTATGCTAACTACTATCATCGTCTAAAAAACCTTGCTACTACCATGTTCAAATGGGATGGTCTTCCCGATTCCGTCAATGAACGTTATCTTGAATGGTGCTTATTCGTGGATGGACGTGCGGTTTTCTTTGAAGACCCGACAAAGGGCTTTATGTGCCTCAAGGCATCTCTTGAGGGCATCAATTTCTATGATGAACCTATCAAGATTAGACCTATCAGCCCCATTAAGTCTTTCGATGCTATCGACTTCGATAAATGCGCTCTCATTCGCAACACCCCAGATATGTACCCTACCTTTCTTACCACTTTGCGGTACACCGAAAAACTCTGGGATATTGACGAGACAATCAACGTCAACGTGAAAGCGCAAAAGACACCGGTGTTGATTCTGACTGATAACAAACAGAAAGCAACAGCACAAGCTGTTTACCAGAAATACACTGGTAACACCCCTGTTATCTACGGCATGAAAGGAGCCTTTGACCCTAATTCGTTTATGGTTCTTCGCACGGACGCACCGTTTGTGGCAGGACAGTTGCAAGATATCAAGATTACTATGTACAATGAGTACCTGTCTTTTCTTGGCATCGGCATGGCTGACTTCAAGCGTGAACGTCGTGTAACCGATGAAGTGGAACAGTTTGACCAGCAAGCAAATGCCCTTGCAAATATCGGTCTGTCTCAACGCAAAAAAGCGTGCGATAAAATTAACAAACTGTTCGGGCTGAATGTCAGCGTAAGACTGGCAACTGACACTTATATGACTGACGGCGAGAAGTATTCCAAGAATGCGTCCACTATCAGCTATGTGAGAGGCAAAGCCACTAATGAGGGGAGTGATGATAATGGCTGAGTACACGATTGAGCTCGGAAAACTTATCACACTAGACGGTTTCGATATCGGATTAAACGACTACCCTCTGCCTAATTTCCTCAAGTCTTCTGGCGACCGGGAATCATGGCGAAACGCTCTCAACCAAAAAATCATCAACCATTACCAGTTCAATGAAATTGGATGTTTACCGCCAGACCGTTTCAAAGTGTTCTTGAACAACACTATGAACGAAATCATGCCCTACTACAACAAGCTGTATGAAGCAATGAACGCTAAGTGGGAATTTTTCACTGGCGGAACCCTTACTGAGATTGTCAAAGGTGATGCAACCGATGACCGTACCATTACCAAAACTGGTACTGATACACTTGCACATACTGGTAATGATACCACAACCAGCGAGGGAAAACACGCCGATACTGATACTACTTATAATCTGGGGGTTGCTTCTGATACTCCCGGACAGATGCTCAACATCGAGGTAGATATCGCAAATAACACCTACGCTTCTAGTGCTACTAAGAGCAAAGGCAATAGCCAGCACTCTGGTAATAACAGCAACACTGACAAAACAGACTACAACTCTACCGACACCACCACGCACAACACTACCGACAAGGACAAAAATCAGCACAATGACAACAAGAACAGAACGGTGAACGGATTGAACAACCGCAGTTACGCTGAACTGTTCAAGGAATACTCCGAGTCTATCCGCAATCTGGACTTGGATATTATCAACGAACTGAAAGATTGCTTCATGGGTATTCTCTAAAGGGGGTTTAACTATGGTTAACTTTATTCAGGCCGCTACTGCCGCTTCTCAGGAGTATCACATTGAGGGTTGGGTGAAAACTGCATGAGCAAAAATAAGTGGAAAGAGCTTGTGGACTTGGGCATCGAGTTGCTGAAAGTCATTAGCAAGTACCTGTCCAATGCCAGTGCAGTCATCTTTGGCCCTAAGAAATGAGGTGATAAGATGGAATACAGCCAACTGACTCCATTGCCGTTCCTGCCTGTGTTTGGCAAGTTTGACTTGAACACTTATGTGCAGGGTTCCAGTGATTACGAGATTATGGCTCGTGTCATTGAGACATATAACTCTGCTGTTAAGCTGTTTAACCAGATTGTTAAGGACTACGGCGACTTTGACAACACCATCAAACAGCTTACCGAAGACTACGAAAATCAGCTCAACCAGTACAAACAGGATACTGACAAGAACATTTCCGATTTCAAAACCTATATCACGAACCAGCAGAACACCTTTGAAAATAACATCAACGTTAAAATTAACGAGTTGACTACTCGTGTCGACGAATGCTACGCAGAAATCGAAAAACTCATTAACGGTGAGTACATCGAAACCTATGTACAGGCACTTGCAACTTGGATTGACAATAACTTGCAGGTTATGGTGTCCAAGATTGTGAAATACGTCTGGTTCGAGGTAAACGAGGACGGCTACTTTGTGGCTTATATCCCGGATACTTGGGATTTCATTGACTTCGACACCGAGATGAACCCCGACAATGAAGACTACGGCAAGCTTGCATTGCTCTGGGAAACCGCTATCGTACAGTAAACCAAAATGGACAACTCTTGAAACAAAGAGTGGGTGGGTAAGGGGAAACAATATAAAGGAGATTCTACTATGGCTTTGAAAAAGTATATCGGCGCACGTTATACTCCTAAATTCATGGGCGCATGGGATGCACAGACTGTTTATGCGGCTCTGAGCGTTGTCTATGCCAATGAACAGAGCTATGTCAGCCGCAAGACCGTTCCTGCTGGCACTGAGGTGACCAATACTGAGTATTGGGCAAAGAGCGCTGACTGGAACGCTCAGGTTGCAGAGTACAACCGCAACGTTGAGAACTACAACAAGAACGTGGAGGCGTATAACAAGAATGTTATTGCCTACGAACAGGCGGTGAACACGTTCTATGCTGATACCCTGCACAGCTATGACAACAAGGCGGCAATGGTGGCTGACCAGGATTTGAAGCTTGGCGACACCCTGCTGACCTGTGGCGATAAAACCATTGGTGACAATGGCGGTTCGTTCTATCAGGTTGTGGCTGAAACCAGTGCCAATGCAGTGGCATTGGAGAACGGGCTGTATGCGTTGCCGATTGATGTGAATGTCGGAACGCTTGCAGGCAACGTACTCTCGTTCACTGGCAAGAGCGAAGCGGCTGGCATCTGGAATGTGAAAGCACCTACAAGTCTGACTATTCCGCTGACTGTGCCGCAGGGCGGGACGGCGATGACGTATCTGGCGGTACTGTATACCAGTACCAGCGCAAGTGTGACAGCGAATGTCACGGTGAATGGAACGAACAATCCGTTGACGTTCACCGATAAGGCTGACGACGGGTATGAAAAGTTTGTGGTGTACGCCATTACTTGCAAGAACACTGACACGCTGTACTGGAGCCAGACTACTGTTAGCAGTTGGCAGACGAGATATGAGTACAGGACTGTTACTTACAACACGGCATTAGGCGATGGCGCACCGCAAGTGTACAGTAAGCACCAGTCTGGCATCAGCGCTACCTCACTCAAAGCCACCTTTAGCACCGAAGTAATCATCAATTATATCTCTCTCAATATGCCAGCAGACCTTACTGACCTGACATCAAAATACATTTTAGTACGTGTACTCGGTGATAACGACACGGAGCTTGCCTCTAAACAGCAGGATTTAGTATCGGGAGTACACAACTACCCCTGCAACCTCAAAGTCCCTGTTGGTGCAAAGCTTGATGTTACTGTTTACGCATATAAATTTGGAGTCGGTGCTTATGGACTGGTTCCTCCCGACGGCGGATTTATTATCGGAAAACATGACATTATGAACGTCGGCATCGGTTCAATCTTCAACGGCATTATTAACTACGACTCTAAACAGTAAACTTAAACTCCCGGGCCGAGTATAAAAGGCCCTTTTTTGATGCAATGAAATAGAGTGTGAATGGTACAAGTAAGCAGAGTAGATTTGGTTTATGCTGAACCACTCCATCGGGTACTCGCGAATTTTCCTTTATCCGTAACCCAC